CACTAGGAAGAAGATTCTGATCGCACTCGAGCGATCAACGATTTCTGCAAATTCGTAGCCATTCATCAAATTTCGACGTTTGGCCTCCTTCCTAACATCCCTCACACAGACCAGTGAGGGATCTTGACCGTTTTCTTCTAAACGTTTTGCTGCCAGTTCTTGTAGTTCTGTCCAGCAATAGCTCTTTTGCAAGGCGTGGGTGGTTAGAGCCACCTCGTAACTTTGAATAAGAGCGTCAAGAGTAGGGTTTTCCAGACCCTTGGGCGAAATGCCCGTGCGGCATCTTCTAAATAGGTAGTCAACCCATATAGGTGTCCGCTCCCTTGAATTTAATATTTTAAACAAGGGGTAGAACACTCCAGGTAATTCCCTTTGTGTTCGATTCCATAAATCCTGAATAGGGATTTCGTGTGGGCAATCATACCCACCTATGGAACCCGGAAGAAAATTCATGACATCTCTTGACATGAGAGATCCCATATTCCTATGGAATATTCGAATTACCATAGGGACCATTATCTTCCGTGGAAAATAGTCAAGCAGTTTCTTCAAGGCTGCTCCCTTCCCAATCACGGGATTACGGGCAGAGGGGTTTCCCTCAAGTGACTCAATTCCGAAAGGAACAAGAAGTCTCGACATGATTGTGTCGGTACAACATTGTTCCGAGTACTCGAGATCCTTTAGTCTCTTCTGCCAGAAGAGTCTCACGTTGTATAGGTGTATCCCACCCTGACAAAAAGGAACCCACCGATCTGAGTAGAATGTTTTCTGACTCTGAATCTCATGTCCGAGACTTCGGTGAATTTCGAGTACTTTGTCAAAGATCGCCCGTGAAGCATACATTGCTACATCATCTCCGGCTATTAACCAGATGAACGAACGTCTAAGACTCATAGAGAGGTCATATTTAACCTTCCTATGAATCAATTCACTTGCTAGGACCAATATTTCCTTGGTACCGGCATTCCCCATTAGGAGGCCATTATTGGCAGTGAATTGGTGAAGGACCTTAGACATCGAAGGTCCTTCATAAATTGTTACAATCCGATTTCGGAATAATAGAGATAAAATAATCTCTATGTAACACCATATCATGGATCCGCCGAATACTGAGTTTAGAAACTCTGTTACAGCGACCCTCATAACTCCCTTATCTAGGTTGTTTGAGGCGGATGTTAAGTCGTATACTCCGACAGTCCATCCATCCCGTGATATGTCTGGACTTTTGATACTCATCATATCAGCAAAGTCCCATGCCTTCCAGCTACGGTTAAAAGCCGAATATAAAGCTGGTACTCGATTGAGTAGCCCTGCCATCATATGTGCAAGGGGTTGGCATGCAACGTTAACATAAGATGGCTCCATCGTGACCCATCTTATCTTACCGCCAGGCTCACGGACACAATGTGCCCTATAAGGTATGGGTTTTTCCCCAACCACTGAGCTAATTCCCCTTTTAACGACCTCTAAGTCGCAATAAGGGGGCAACTCGCCTAGATATCCCTCGTCGATTAGAATCTCAAGGGACATCTGATAGAGTTGTGGTGCGAACTCCCGATCTAAACCAAAGATCGGTTCCTCAAGTTTACAGCTTGACATTACCCCGTAAAGGTAGAGTTCCACCAGAGTATTGGGGGCATCGAACGTCCTAAAAGACGACGATAAAAAGTTTTTAAACTTTATGTCGAGGGCCGATTTCCTACACATCGTGTAGAGTTTCGGAACTCCCTCCTCTGTCCAATACTCTCTACCAAACCAAGTTTGAGCATTCAAACTCTTACTTGGACTGGAATACAGATATCGACTTACATAGAATTGAAGAAGTTCTATGCCTTTCCCTCCTTCGCTACGCGTTTTCCACGCACTTGCTGAGAAGGAAACCGATATGTGTGGGAAAAGATCGTAGGTTTGTTCCTCCTTACAATCTTTTCCAATCGAGGCTGAAATCTTCGGAACCCATGATGGAATATCCACCCTGGGCTTCTTTAATTCTTTCTGGAATTGAAAGATCTCAGTCTTTTCCAGCTCAGCCGTCAGGACTGGGACTGGAAAGTTTCTTGTTTGAGTGAGCATCGTAACCCTTTCACTCGCCTCTTTGGTGAGTGTCATGCCTAGCAAGGCAGGCCATAGACATGGAAAGGTATCGAACCACAAGAAACCGATTCGGCCCCCTTTCGATCCGGGTATCTCCCGGGGAAAGGGAATTGAGTATTCTCGATCCTTACTGAAAAATCTTCTGATGGATAACATGGCTTTCTTCCATGTATTGAGAACACTATTGGGGTTATATGTATGAGAACATACACACCACCGCCAGAGCCGAGAAATCAGCTCATTCTTCCGACAATTCAGAAGAATTGGAGACGCTAGCCTGCAATTATCCTCAATTGCACGCCACGTGTAGATTAAATGTCTAACACGAGTCTCATTAGATTTAGAAATCTTATCCACCACATCATGTGGTAGATCTCGGAAGAGTTCTAAACCATAAAGGATCCTTTTCCTAGTTTTAGGTAGGATGTCATTTCGGAAAAGGTTGGAAATAACAACCCTTCTACCTTTCTGGTTGAAATAGTAGAAGTCACCACACAGGGTGCCCTCGAA